CCCGTAGTCGTCTCATTAACCCGAAAAATTCTGCACCTTTTGGTAAAACGCTTGTTGATGGCATTCCGAAGTCCAGCCGTACTATGAATATTTCATGGTATTCTGGACCGGATACTGCTGTCGCGGGCGATTCCGCTCGTGGTTACTCGGTCCGGGGTGGCGATCCTTTGCCGCCTTATGACCTTGTGATGCTTGTGGATATTTATCAATCCGGATCTTCGTCTCGAACTGAGTTCTCACCTGCGTTCGCGCATGAACTTATTTCTGCTTCGAAGACCGGCACGGTGTATTGGATCGGTCGGTTTTTCCATGGTCATGCTGGTGCTGATGAGCCCATCATTGACAAAGGAGATGTTCCGATCATTGAGCAAGTATACGTCAAAGATAGTGAGGGCTTCGTTCTTTCGTCACCGGATGAAAGCTCGGGATGTTATGCACCTCACCCTTGGCCCGAATGGCTTTGTCAACGTTCCCACAAAGGACTTGACATTTCACCTGTCTCTAAAGTGGGACCTTACAATGTTGTGAGGATCGCCAAGACAGTTGTTGGAGCCATAGCACTTTTACCACTGCCTGTTCCAGTTGGAAAAGTTATGAGCCAAGTCCTCGATACCACGAGATGGTATTTCTACACTCTTCCTGTCTATTCAAAACAGGAAGTTTCATTTGTAGTCGAGGTATTTTTGAAAGTGGGTCCACGTTTTGTCCGTAAAATCCCGAACGGTCAAACGATGGACATGGCACAAGTCATGGTTGAGAAAGAGTTTTCTCAAATACCATGGTTGTCGGTCTTGCGTTCACGCTTTCCAGAGCAGTTCCAGTTGATTTTTTCTGACACTGTTCTTGCTTGCGTTTACGCAGATCGATGGAACGACACTGCCGTTCTCAGTAATTTGAGACAGGCACATGTTGTTCCAGAGTCGGGTCTTGTAGCATCAAGACGCGCCGACAACGGAATGAACCGGCCTTGGAATTCCAAGGTGCTTTCCTTCATTTTTGGGCTCTTTGCTCTCATGTTGGTCAGTTGGACTACCGCAGCCGCATGGATCACGCCGCAACAACCTATACTCTCAGCGTTTCTGGAGGAAGGGGTTGCGTTTTGGTCCGAGCCGTTTGCGCTGTCCGGGGTCTTTTATGAAGCCGCCACTACCGGCTTAGGGGAAAATCCATTCCCCCGTCTTCTCTTACATGGTTTGTGCTATGGTTTGAGACAACAGGACGGTTTTGGTCGTGTCGCTGCGTTGATTCTACACCTTGGGTGGAATTGGCGTAGCAAGGCGTCGGGTAAGCAATATGCTAATTTCGTCAAGGAATTTGTGAAAGGAAATCTGATCGTTTGCGGACGAGGCAGTGTCGAGTGTATCCCTGAGCACAGTACACTGCCATCGTACACTGCAATCGTTTCAGATGGCCCAGAACATTTTCGCGGGGAAATTAAGATCTTTGTTGATCACTGTGAGGTCTCCATTCGCGATGCATTTTTTGCGCTCGGGAGACCGGTCGGACGGAATGTTATGTATCCCGTTTTGATTACACAGAGGCTATTGCAGCAACCAGCAAATAATGAGACCAATTTGTTGGCTGCGGTGTTGTTCCGAGTCCATAACGATCCCTTCTGGGATTCGTCATTTGATGAGGGATTTCGCCACGGTAATTGGGACAGCCTTGGCAAGATTTTTGTCTCCAGTTTCATCACTGGTGGACGTTGTGCGGTGTACAGCGTATCAGACAATATACTTGCGATGGGAGTTAAGGGCAGACGTATCCGCGAAGCGTACGACGCGGATATGGCTGGGCACACTCTCTTTATGAAGAAAACCATCAATCTCAAGTGGAATGAGACGATCTCCACTCAAAAAGAGGTTAATGGTATTTTCACCATGAAACCACGGGCGATTCAGAATCTCCCGGCCATTGTTCACGCCAAGATGGGCGGTTTTGCACGTTCTTTTAATAAAGAATTGCACGATCGCTTTGACGGACGTGTTTGGAACATTGGTGGGTTTCCTGTGCGTGTGTTTTTCGCTTCAGGATACACGCAGGAGAAACTCTCTGAGATCGGCCAGGCGGCCGTTTCTGGCGACTCCGTTTTTGCTATGTCCGGTGACGATTCTTTCGTCGCATGGGGGGGTATTCCTTCCGATTGTTTTGGGGGTGAAGCTGATCAAAGTCAGTTTGACCACACACAAGACGATGGACCCATGAAAATTTTCATGAGGCAGATTTTGGAAGCGCTCGGATTTCCGGATGATTTCATTACGATGGCATATGGTGCTTGTCGTAGTGGATATACAATCAGAAAAGGACGCCTGGCCGTGATCGGCAACGGAGGTACACAAATGCCGACGGGAATTACGACGACTACATCGTTTAATTCCCTCGACACGTTTGCTATGTTCGTTTGGTTTATGCACAATAAGAG